TATGGAACGGATCCGGCCGCCCTCAAAGCACGGCCACGGAACATTGGGTCGCTACGGACACCGTGGGTGTACATCCATTACTTGTAAACAGCGCTGCTGTAACAACAGAAAATAGCCCACGACGATTTTAGCTATAAAACCACGGTTAGCGAGTACGAGTAGTGGATGACCTCGGTACACCAAGACAGCAATCTAACCGCAGCGGTGTCGACTGATTTTTCGCAATTCGATTCAATGTAATACGACTGGCTCATGGACTTGATTGATCGCCCGGTGTGGGAAAAAGCATGCAAGTTCTTCGCCAAGAAATGGTCATGGTGGACCGACACTCATAGCGAGATCACGCTCCGAGCGGTGTGCACCACGCGTTACAAGCTGTGCTATAGTTACTCCGGAATCCGATTGATGGACGTGTGGGTATCGGGAACACCATCAGGACACGGCCCCAAAACCACGGACGGAAACACACGGCGTCATCGTTTCGTGTAGGACTTTTTCTTAGACAAAGTCTACACCGGCCCACGCTTCCACTATAAACGCCTATTAACCGGTGACGATTTTTACATGGCTGGACCCCGCTTTTAGATCGAACAATGGGTCACACAAGCGCGAGAATGGTATGCACAATCGAACAGCGTCGGCAACCAGGCGTTTGGGTGGATATGCAAGAAGATATTACTGCAAACACAGCGGCCCCTCCAGTTTGAGTTCGTGTCGAAATACACCAGCACCATGGGCCCGTACGCTGTTCTACTGCGAGACCCATGCAAATTGATGGGCAACTCACGTTTTTACACGGGCGCGGACAAAACCTATTTATCGCGGCCCATATAACATGCAGTGGCAGTGGCCGGGAGCAATCTAGCGCAGATGGGCCACGTCCCCCACATACGCTAAATGTATCGCAACACTCGTGTCACCCCGGAAGACGACACGGTGATACAGAAATACATGGCTAAACACGTGGCTGTGACCGGTTCGACATCTTGGTCTTGGGTCGGCTCAATAATACCGTATTGGCAAGACGCAGCGCGCATAATATCTCTGAAAACGACTACTCGCGTAGAGCCGATTGAAGTGTGGGCAGCGCACATGGCTCTGGGCAAGGACGAACCTCTGGTGTACTTGCCTCACAGTATAGCTCGAGCTATGGTCAGCGGTTCCTCGGGCCAGCGTGGCAACAATCGCAAATATTTTATGTAAAAGAACAAAAACGCGAACGACAACGTGCGTAAACCGAGAGTCCGGAACCGATAGCCTGGCGCTCGTGGGAAACAAACGCGTCGGAAACGTTTGCGGCTACGCCCAACGAAAGGCAACCGCGGCGCGACCTCACTGTCTAACAAGTTCCGCCAGCTGGCGTTGTATAGCACGAAGACGGACGAGAAACCGCTGCGGCTGCACTCACGTTTGCGCGGGGGCACATAGGCATGCACG